GAGTAGCCCTCTCAGCGTTTGTAGTATCAGTATGAGGGCTTTTTGTCAGATATCAAAGCGTATTCGTGTTTGGCGTGTCGGCCTTAGGGTGCTCTTTAGGTTTAGACTTTAGGCCATTACCGGCTAACACGCCGCCAAGGGCCCCGGTTAAGAATATGGCTAAGGTTTGTAACAGTTGTATAAAGTCTCGATCGTTAGGGGCTTGAGCTCCTACAGGCTGAGTAACAAAGACGAGCGCGTATACCGCTCCGCCTGTAATTACAAAAAAGGTTAAAGCTAAAACCGCGCCAATTAAAAAGATTAATCGGGCGTGGATGTCCTCAGGCGTAAGCCGCTTATTATGGTTATTCATCGACAGTAATAAGGTCCTTAGTACAGACTCCCGTAACCTCGCATTGAGGCGGAGTGCACTCAGGCTTTGTCCAGTTTTCGTATTCTTGACACTCATATCTTACCCATCCATCATAACCGCACCCCGATAGGAGGATAGTCCCCACTATCGCCCCTATCAGGGCCCGGATCATTTAGAGCCTATGCCGTATTGCTTCTCGCTAGGTTGTACCGCTTTAAGTAGCGGGCCTACGAGGCCGGCGATAAACGCGTTAGCTAATACTTTTGGATCCTGTATTCCTGACATATAGAGAGCTGCTACCGAGGCGAGCGCTGCACGTGCATAAGATTTAGCAGCTGCCTCTAATTGCTTTTTATTCATTGTTTAATCCTAACTTTGTAATTAATTCTTTTGCTTTAGTTGGACTTACATTTACCTCAAAGTGCATATCATCTGGCCGGCTCTTAAAATCGCCGCCCCACTTGAGGCCGTACTTTTTAGCAAGCGCCCGGATCATAGGTACTTTCTCAGCCGGGAAAGTGTCGTATTTACCTAGCGGGTGCTTAGTAGCGTTGAGATCGATAGCCGTACCGGATGAGTGACACGATAGGCGATCAGTAGATCCACGCACCATCCTAAAAGCGTAGCCCCAATCGTCAAAGGTACCCTCATCGATCGGCTCGATCAGCTCGTGAAACTCCGCAGCAAAGGCGGCTAATAGCGGGCCCACGCTACTAGCACACCTTAGCTTACGATCCGTACCCCGTACAGGGTAGGACTTTATATTGATCTCGGCCGGATCTTTAGAGGCCGGATAACCGTTATAGCTTGTAAGACTCATCCTAGTAATGCCGCTACCTCATCGGCGGTTAGTCCGAGTTTATCGAGTACGGCTTGCTTAGCTGCATCTTTTGTAGCTTGCTCAGCCGCTTTTTGATTAAGTTTATTTTTGGCCGCTTCTACGGCAGCTATCTCCTCAGGCGTATAAGATCTTAAAGTTTCTTCACCTGTTGTCACGTCGATAATTTTTTCATTATATGTCATTTTATGCTCCATAAACTAAAATAGTGCCAGCATCAAAATTACCTACACCGCTAATAATACTAACCGATGATATCGTCGATGTGCCCTCATAAACTCCTCCGCTGTTTGTTTGATATGCCGATGTACCATCTCCAGCCGATTGGGTTTGGAAAGCCTTATTACCCGATCCCGCTGCTCCTAATACTTGTAGATATCCACAAACCGCGTTACCTGCATTATTACCCTGAACTCCAAAAAAGATATTACTATCTCCAGTAACGCTAGAGGCTACTTTAGTAAAATCGGATCCTTTTTGTTGTTGCATACCTCCATAAATATAATTTGATCCAGAGTCAGAATTAAATCTAAATGTAAAATCCGATCCAGCTGAGGCGCTACTAGCATTAATTACAATAATCATTAAATTATCAACGTTTGATATACCGCTTACCGTAATCGTTGCGGCCCCAGTTAACGCAGTCCCACCAGTATTTATTAGTGTATAACTTTTAGCCGTTGAGGCACTTGCCCACTTTAATCCGGTAGCCGTAGTTGAGTCTGCGGTTAAAACCGTGTCATTAGCGCCCACCGCCAAACGTGCGAAAGTATCGGCACCAGTGCCCGGTACTAAATCGCCTTTAGCATCTATAGCCGTAGCCATTGAGTTAGTAACTGTTACCGTGCCGGATGTACCGCCGCCGCTAATACCTATGCCAGCCGTTACGCCCTCGATGTCACCGGTGGCCCCTGAGGCTACCCACGCTGCACCGTCGTAATACCATAGTGAGTTAGTGTCTTTTGTAAATGCAAACTGACCCTCAGCCGGTGCGGTGATAGCCGCATCTCGGGCCGTTGTAGTTGCGAATACGTTAATGCCCTGCATGAGGTAGCCGTTTACGTCACCGGCGGTTAATACCTCACCCGTTACAAAGGTCTTAAAACCTTGTCCAGCTGCCATAACCTGCTCCTTAGTATGCTAATACGGAGGTATCGAGCACTCCGTATAGTGTTGAGTTTAATATAAAGCCGTCGATAATCGGCTCTTGAGTTGTAAATGTCGTTTTCCAGCTATTAGGGCTAACGCGGTGCATTACGCCAAACACTTGTAGAGTTTGTTGTAACGTCGAATTACCAGGCTGATTAGTCGTAACCTCTACCGGATCAAAAAAATCTAGATCAAGAGCCGCGATAATGCCATCGTTATAGTTTTCTGTATAAAGGTCTAGCTCGATAGCATCGCAGCGGGTACGAGTAGCTTTACGGCTTGCTACGTAAGCGCGAGCGTAATCGAGCGCGGCTTGATTTGTATCCATTACTAAATTCTGCTGAGTGTATGAGTGCACAAAATACTCATCGATAGAGGCTTGATCCTCGGCTATTTGAGCCGTGCCGCCGATCTTTGTAATAGAGGCCGAGTTATATACCTGCGTATCATCTAAACGCCATACGGCATTAAAGTAAGTAATCTCGGTACCGTCATCGTTAAACACGACCGGCGGTATAGTTTGAGACTCGATACAAAAGGCGCGATCCTTAAGATTTACCGATCCGCGAGCATCCATATAAATAGCGCCATACTCAGATATAGAGGCGGTTTGTAGAGCTGCTAAAGCGGTACGTAAAGTACCCGGGTCCGCCTGAAAGATAGTATCGCCGTACTCGATCTCACGCTGAGATGGAGGCCAAGCGATCTCGTCGAGGATAGCGTTTACGCGCTCGCCGGGTAAGTCACCAGCTGAGGCTAGGGTAACGTTTGTAATTTGACTGTTTTGGAAAAGTCTAAAGCCGTCTACCGCGGTAATAGTTGTATAAACTACATCCGTAGCCATCTTAGGCGTTGTAGTTGTATAGCTAGTAATAAAGCCGCTAAACATAGGCCACTCAGTACCGTTATACGTAGCGGTAATAGCTACCTTACGCATAGGAGTAAGTAATCCAAAATAAGGGCTATTAGGATTTTGAGGGTTAAAGTCTCCATTTTGATCTACAATACGTAGCGTTAAGGTACCTGTTTGGAAAACGTCGGCCTGTAGGTTACGGCCTCGCATTGTTGTAACGCTATCGACTACGTTAGATACATCGACGATAAGAGCCTCGGAGTCTGCGAGTACGTTAGTACCCAAAATACCGCTATCTAGGATCATAGCTTGAGCAAAAGCGGGACCCGTAGAAAAGTTAATAATCGCGTTAAGTACGGGTACGGTCATGCTATGCCCGCCGTAGTAAGTGGATCACCGTTACGGTTAAGCCGTTGGATCGTATCTTGTAGTAACGCCGTAAACTCATCTTGAGAGGCAATAGCTCCAGCGTTTACCGTAACGGTGTAATTATTACCGTTGCCTCCGGGATTTACTAAACGGGGATCGATTAAATCGCCGAGATCGGTGCCAAGATCAGGAAAATTACCCTCATCATCTAAATAAGGTAAGCCCGGCATCTTACCCTCAGGCGGTGGAGTGTAAGTTGGATAAGGCGGTATAGATCTAATAGCAGCCGATAAAGCTGCTACACCTGATAAAGCTGCAGCATCGGCGGCAGCTTGAGCCGCTGCAACGGTAGCAATACTACCTAACTTAGCTGCGGTTAAATCAGCATCGGCCGCAAGGGCGGCATCGTTTTTAGTTTTAAGAGCTGCAAGATAATCGGTAAAGGCTTTATCCTCGGCGGCTTTTCTAGCGGCAGCTTCGGCGGCCATCGCTGCATTATCCGCATCTTGAGCCGCTTTACGCTTGGCCGCGATCTCCTCAACGGTTTTAATGCCGGCCGCTAATGCAATTTGATCGGCTAAAGTTTGTGCCGCGGTAGTTTTATTAATTGATGCTAAACGTAAAACCTCAAGAGTAGTAATCTGAGTTTTCTTTGTGTAAAAGTCTAAATCGTTTAGACCGCCTTGCTTAGATAACGCATCGTTATACTTGGCAAAAGCGGCGGCTTCTGCCGCTTCGGCATCGGCAATAGCCTTTAACTTAGCTGCATCCTTTGAGGCTTGATCTGCCCCGGATGCGTTGATAGCTGCTAGTTTTGCATTTTTGGCAGCCTCGATAGCCGATAACTCTTTCATGAGTACGGCATTAAGGCCCTCGAGCTCTTTCTCAGTAATACCCTTAAGGCCGTTTAATTTTGCCGTTTGGTTAGCCTCTGTAAGTAATCCGAGTTGCTTAATACGATCTAGAGCCTTTGCGCCGTCCTCATCCTCAATAGCCATAAGGGCCTCAAGGCGTAGGCGAGTATCTTTATCGTATGTAGCTTTAAGAGCTGCGGCAATAGAGATACGGTTAGTATCAAAAGTTTCAGCGGCTTTACTAAGGGATATTTCATTTTTCTTAGCAAGCTCGGCTTTTTTCTGTAACGCTAATATTTCTTTTTGGCGTTTAATAGCCTCTTTGTCCATCTTTGCCTTTTCGGCATTAGCTCGCATATTTTTTAGATCTTGAGGTACGCCCTGAGGAAAACCGCCTTGGCGGCCTAAGACCTTATCTACATTGGTACGTAAGGCACCGATAGAAAACTTGCCAAGATAGTTTTTAACCCCTCTAAACGCATTATCTAAAACACCTGCGCCCGGCAAGCCGGCGAATAAATTGCCTAGATCTTTAGCTAATACCGATACGTTAGTAATAAGTCCCGAGATCGAGTCCGCTGCACCATCGACTTTATCGATGAGCTTATCCATACCGCCGGATGATGTACTTAAAGCTGCTACTAAAGATTGGCCGATCTGTTCGCTTGCTTGCTCAGCTGCGATCTTAAGGCGATTAAGTGAGCCTTGATAAGAGTCTGCCGCGTTTTTAGATTGGCCCGCGTATTGTGCGGCGATAAGTCTTTCGATCTCTAAATAGGACTTACTAGATAGCTCGGCATTAGTTAGACCTAGATTAAGCTGCTTAAGACCTTTTACATTACCGACGTATGCTTGACTTAAAATCTTTGTAGCTGAGACTAAATCCATACCCGTACCGGCGCTAATATCAAGCGCGGTATTGAGCATAGATTGAGCCATAGTTGTAGAACGTGTAGTTTGTGCGAGCTGAATAAATGAGGGTTGTAGCTGATCTCGATTTACGCCCGTTACCTTTTCGATACTATCGATGTAGCCCTCAGCCTCAGCGGTAGCAAAATTAAAACCAAGGTTACGTAAAGCGGTATCAAGGCGCTTAGCCTCGGCGATCTGTTCGCCATAAGCTGCTACGGCTTTTTTAGAATAACCTAAAAGAGCAGCGGCACTAAAGGTAACGCCAAGGGTACGACCTAAACCTTTAACGGTTTGATTAAACTTACCGATCTGATTAGCGCCCTTAGTAAGAGCTTTACCGTTCCACTCGGCTACCGCCGATACGATTAAATTAGGTATCGCCATTATGCGGCCAAACCGTACGTACTCATGCCATAACGGCCATTATTAAAGTTATCTATAGTTTTCTCGATAGCTCTGTATACGGCATCTTGAGCCTTACCCTCGTCCTCTTTCCACGCGCGATAAATCATACGACCGCGCTCGGCTTGCTTATCTCCATAGAGAGGACCTGAGCGGCTAATAAAGTGAGCGCCCGCGTTAGGATTATTGGATCGGCTCTTAGGATCTCCACTAGGATTTTTACGGCCAGAGGTTTCATAGATAGCACCGGCGGCAGACTTATTAGCTACAAAGTAAAGCGCTTTCCATCCGTTGCGGTTTTTCTTGCTCGGAGCCTGAGAGTAGTAGATCCCTTTTTTGACGGTTTCGTAATCATAAAGCGGGAACATACGTACACGGCCCTCGGTATTAAAAGTTCTAAACATAGAATTACGAGCCGTAATAGTTTTACCTACTGTGTTCTCGTTCCAGTTGTAAAGGTTATCCGGTTGAGGCGATGGAGCAAAGCCACGAGCTTTATCGCGGATCGGTACCATCGCCGCACGTACCTCGGCGTTCATCTCTTTTAACATTTCAGGATCGAGCCTACGGAGTGCCTTAACCGTTTCGCGTACGCCTTTTATTGCGACTGGCATTTAGGGCCTCCTCCGCTTGCTCGTTTAACACTTTAATTAACATCTTAAACATCTCTGTATCAAGATCGAGTACCGCTTGAGGCGGGATCCCTAACCTAATTGATAACTGAGCTATCAAATGAGTTACGGAGTCCCGCCCTAAGCTAAAGGTAGATCGTCTACTACCTCGACCTTAGCCAAGGTATCTAAAAACTCGGGACCGAACATCGGTACCGTTTGACCGGCTGACTTGAGGCACTCCCACGAAAGATAAAAGAGATCTGTCTGTTTTTCATCATCGCGAAAGGCTTTATGAAAACCTTTTTTAGCGTAAAGCTCAAAGGCATACTCGATCCGTGGAGTAATCTGATGCTCAGATACCTCACCGGTAGCCCTTGTTATTTTGAGTCGTGCCATTTGTTTGCCCCTTTGTTAGTTTGATTATGGTGCGGTTGTAATTACGATTGGTGAATTACAGGTAAATGTAATGCTCTGGGTCCCGATGTCTCCCACGGCGCCGTTGATGTCGGTCGTATTGTTCACCAAAATCGTAGTGCTATAGAGAGGGTTCGTAGCTGATACGACCGCGCTCGTCTGCTTAAGCGTAATAGGTACTGTTGTACCCCATGCGCTTTGTAGCGTTGCGTTTACGTTAGCAGCTGCGGTATCAGATAAAAAGTCTAGAGAGATCGTGCTTGTCTCTAATCCCTTTGTGTATTTACGTGATGAGTCACCCATGGCCGTAACCTCGAGCTCCTCAAATACGCGGTTAATTGTTGCACTTGTAACATGGTCACTCAGAGCTATTGAGTTCAGAGTTACGACCACGCCATTAGATAGAAATACGGCCATCGCCTATTCCTCGCTTTTCTCTGTAGTAGGTGTATGTGTTTTTGTTTCTTTTTTTGGTGCTTCGGTGATCTGCCCTATCTTAATAAGAAAGGCGATATCCTCGTCGGTTAGGCTCATGCTTAACTCCAGCTCGTTAGTATTTGGACGTCGAAAGATGCCGTTAAAAGTGATCCACTTTGTACATCTAAAACGGATGGAGCACTCATAGCGGCAACGTTCATTACGATAGATGATGCGGCTAGTTTGTTAAATACCGCTACGGCTAACTCCTCGATACCTTGTAAGTTACCTTGATTATCAAACATAGGTACGGTCATAATAATCTTAAAGTTAGCAAGCGGCGAAATAGTCGCGTATGTGTTATTACTTGGCGTAATGTAATTATCTGCCGGTGCGACGATAACGCTATTAGCCGTAATTGTTGCCGGTGGAAAACTGTACGTATTCCAATGGTTTGGATTATCGAGGGCGGCAGCTAGTGAGGCGCGTAAAGTTGTAATAGGTACGGTCATCGAGCTATCCGATCATCGCGTTAGGGTTCGTATATCCGGCGATGAGCCCGCGAATTTTCCCGATCATCGAGTTACCCATACGGTAAGGGCTAGGGCTAAAACCATCGATAGATACGCCTCCGGTTTGGCTGACCTGCCGAGCTTGGAAAATGTCTACGGCTAAGATCATCGCGGCTTCGCGTACGGCCGGAGTAGTTGCATAGCTATTTGTTTTTGTATCTGCTCCCACGGCTGATCCGTAAGGGAGTACTCGCGTAAAATTAGCATTAGCTGCGGTTTTAGCAAACTGTATAAAGCTATA